AGGTGGTCATTTACAAGATGCCCTGGGCTCGGATGCGACCCCTGCAACTTCTTTGGTGGAGTATAAAGCTCAGTTAGATGCCATTTGGGAGAATGAAAAAGCTGCTTTGGGTACGGCGGCATATCCCAAAGAGCGGATTATGGCGATTACGTATGCTGCGGCAGAAGCGTTGGGAATACCCCCAGAGTTTTTGGCCGCAAATGTTATTGCTGAGAACGGGCGTTTACCGATAGGTCGAAATGAAAAGTCTACAGCTTTTGGCTGCGGGCAGCTTTTGAAAGGACGTTTTGAGGCGGAGAAGAAAGCTGCCCCTGGACAGATTTGGTGGGGGCATTCTGATTTAGTTGACCCCAGGTTGGCTATTTGGACAATGGCTTATTCCTATCAACGTTTACTACGGACGAATAAAAATCCGACAGATCAAGAAGCGGCTCAGTGGTGGACTGGGGCACAATTGGATAAGAACCCGGGTGCTGATGGTGTGTATCACAGTGCAGCGGAGAGGCGAACTGATCTAATAGGACGTGTCCGAGAGGGGGGTTGGGCTCAGGAAAATAGTACTTTTTTACAGCCGGGGGATGCAACGCCTCCAGTTTTACCGACGCCAGAAAATACAGGTGTACTACAGAAAGGCGTATCCGCTCCCACAGGAGCAATCGTTCCGCCTACTTGGGGTGCTTCGATGTTGGATGGGGTTGGCCTTTCGCAGGCTGACCTGGAAAATCTTTTGGCTTACCCCTACTACCATGTTTTTCACGGGGTTGTAATTTCTGTGAGCCATTCTTGGAGTGCAGGCACACAGACGATTACCCTGCAATGTGCCTCGATGCTTCATTTTTGGCAGTACCACAAGATGAGTACCAATGCGTCAGCTTTTGGGGCGAGGCCACAGAACTCCCAAAATCGTATGTCTCTTGTAGGCCATAACTTTACTGGGAAACACCCGTATGAGATTATCTATGGCTTGCATTATGATACTGCGGGTGCCGCTGGTGGGGTAGCGTGGGCATTGTCTCAACAGACGAATCAGACGGCTCGGTCTCCAATTACGGGGGAGAGTCTCTTTAGCTTGAATTTGCGGTATTGGCAGAAACGTTTCAACCAGCAAGAGACGAAGCTTCGTTTACATGGTGTTTCAGGAGCTCTTTTCAATGCGGCTCAAGCGGCTTTCCTGAGTAAGCTCAAGGGGGGACAGATTTCGCGCCTTCTGCAAAATCGGTTCAAGGATAACAGGGTTGATAAGGATTTAAGTGACATTTTTAGTATGTCTGTGGCTCTTGGCTTACTTGCACCTGAGGATGCAGAAAAAAAGAATCAGCTCATTGAAGCGTTAAAGTGGAACCGTACAACACCGGGTAACCCTAATTCTCCGAATCCGTCTATGGAACTAAATCTGGCAGAGATGTTAGCTTTTTGTAATGATATCTCTAAATGGGGACAAATCCAGCTTTTTGAGAGTTCTTATGAGTCGAAGTTGGATATTGCGCAGAGAGTTTGCGAAGTAACAGGGTTTGAATTCTATCAGGATGTGGATGGAGACTTTGTGTTCAAGCCCCCAATGTACAACCTTGATACGTCAAGTAGCAGGGTTTATCGGATGGAAGACATTGATATTATCTCCATCAATTTTGATGAGAAAGAGCCACAGGCAACTTATTGCACGGTGAAAGGGGGTCATTTTAAAAACATCCACGTCTCAGGTGTTGAGGGAGAGTGGGGTGTCCAGGGGCAGTATATAGACTATCGTTTGGTGGCGCAGTTTGGTTGGCGTCCTGCGGATTACGAGGCTATGTATTTTACAGACTCTAAGGCAATGTTCTTTGCTGCGATCAATCGGCTAGACATTATGAATGCCCCGTGTAATTCTGCCTCCATTACGATCCCGATCAGGCCGGAACTTAGACCGGGATATCCCGTGTATATCCCGTACCTAGATTGTTTTTACTATTGTAATAGTTTTGCCCACTCCTATCAAGTGGGTGGTCAGTGTACGACGACTCTTCAACTTATTGCTAAGAGAGCAAAATTTTATGCCCCAGGGGATCCGGCACAGGCTGCCACAACAGGGTCTGTTACGACAGGGGGCATTGAGGCTATCAAGTTGGATTATCCTGCTTTTCCCCCAACGCCTCTTGAAGTACAGGATAATGATGGCCGAGTCCGTCTTTCGGGTTTCCCGAATGTTGTCATGGCACTAGACCCGAGGCAAATCAATCCGACTTTTTTCCTGGTCGGAGCGGATATGGATTCTCTAGACTCCTATGACTCTCTCTATGGCCTGTTGAAGATGGCTGTTGACCTTAACATCCTGGTGACGGACAAGGGGAATATCGGGCCTAAGTTCACGATGATTGCGGATGACGGGAACGAAATTACTTTCTGGTTTCCTACGAATGGTGCTATGTCGGGGGAGAAAACGGAAGGGGCTCTTCCGATTGACTATCTGGCTGTTGCTTACGCTGACAAGCAAAATGATTTTGCAGTTTCTCAGCTAGCTCTTCGTCAAACTCTAGACAAGAAAGAGGAAGTCGTAGCAAAAGTTAACGACAAGATTTCGGGCGTGCTTTCCGCCTGGAGAGCTGCGGACCCTACGAAGGATAAAACTGACTACAATGCAAAGTTGTATGGGGACGGGAAAAACAACAAAGGTTTATATGAGGAGCTTCGGGCTGCGGAGATTGATCGAGATAAAGTCATTGGGCAATACGAAACGGCAAGGGTGGAGTTTGACGCCAGGATGAACAATCCGGCAGCGGAATGGCCGGGAAAGACTAAAGGTGACCCCAAGACGGAAACAGGAGCCGTTGCTTATTTTGTTGAGTTAGTTCGTCGGACAGGAGAGCGTTTCTTTGACAGAGCACAATATTCAGGAAACAATGACCCCACATCTACGACGTCTCTTCTGGATATGCTGAGTGACAAAAAGGCCATTATGACGAATGGTTCCCTTCCAGGAACATATCGCTACTATTCAGCTTCTCACCCAGCAAAGGAACACCAAGGACAGCCACTCTTGGCAATTGAGAAGACAGATAAGGGGTCAGCGCAGAAAAGTACAGCCCCTGTGGGGCTGGAAAATGCAACTCCTGTTAGGATGTTCGTCCCGACAAAAGAGATCACGATGCAGGAGAATGGGGTAGCCCCTCAGGCTATGCTCCAGGACCGAGTTCCGACTTGGGGAATTAAAACATTGACGGGGCGAGAGGCGGGGGGGGAGTTTGTTCCTACGAGTGAAATACGTGAGGTTTCCTTCGGCCCGATTGATGTGACAATGTCAAAACCTGTCACAAAGAAGGTTCAGGGCGTCTGGCCTGCTGCTTTGGGGGGTTCGGTCACAGGAAAGTTTCAAGAAAAGTTTATGGAAAAAGCGAAGAAAGCGACTTTGGCTGTGACTCCGGAGCAAGCTTTTGCAGAGCCCTTGGCAAAGATTAATAGCACCTGGCAGAGTGCTGTTTCCGAGGCAAATAAGATAGATTCCGTGTCTACTACGGTTGCTTTTCAGGCCCTGTCTTTGCCTCCGTTTATGACAGTTGGCGGGGTTCAGACAAACTGGGCTGCCTCGGCACCTCTCTCACAGTTTAAACTGGCGGATAATCCGACTGCAAAGGAGGAGCTTTTTGCTGGATCCGCCACAAAGAATGCTGGCTTTGTTTGGGAAGAGGTGGCGAAGAGTTTGGCAGAGTATTTTAAAACTTCTTTCAATGCCCTTCGAAATGACTGGTACCAAGACACGACTATGAAAGCGGGGTCTGAAGTGGCCATGAAACGCCTTAGCGCTGCCCTACGTAACTTTGGGACTAGCTATGGGGTTCCGCCTAACTCCTCTTCTTTCCGAGCAATACTTCGAGCGCCTTCAACGCAGCCCATGTATCCTCCTATCTTTCCTGTCTCTGACGCTAAAGGTTACACAGTAATTGGAAGCTATCGGTATGGCCGGGACGTGGGAATTGACCCTGATGGCGTGTTTGATGTTCTTGCTCGGCAGGATCCTCTTTCCGTGCTTAGTCAGAAAGAGATGAGTGTTTTGTTGAATACTGTGGTGAGGGGACAGAGTATCTATGTAGAGCGAGAAGTTGCTGGGGTGCAAGCAGCGACGGGAGCTACCAAGACAACGAAGGATAAGGTTTCTGGCCCTCTGGCAGCGACGGAAGAGGAGCGGCAAATTGTTGCTACTCTTCGTGCCAATTTCACGGATCAACAGCTTTTGGATATTGGTGCTGCAAAAGCCACAAGTAATCCAAACATGCTTGATTTTGACATGCGAAATTACATTGTGGACAAGTCTAAGAGTGGCGTCCATAAAATACCGCTGGTGAACGCCGGGTACTCGTTGGCAGAGTTGACCGCCGGGATTGTGACACAGTCTTGTACCTGTAAGGCCGTGGAAGCGGACATCCTACTCAATTTGGCCTCGCAGGATAGTTTCGTGAAGGTTTCCACCCCAGGTAATCCTGTCGGGGCCCCCTTACCGTTGGCTTTGGGCGAGCGTGGGGTGGATGACGTGACTCGTCTGCTGATGAACTCCGCCATGGAGAATGCTTTGGCCTGGAGCCAGTCTCAGGAGGCTCTTCGTGGGGCTTTACCAGATCAGAAGCCTAGTTCTCTTGTCAAAATGGGTTCGTCACTTTCTGACGTCTATGCAGAGACTCTCCGGCAGACAAAAGAAAATGCTGCAAATGTGAGTAATACAACGAAGCAACTGTGGGCAGATGCAAACCGACAGGTTATCCCTGCAGTCGAGGCAATAACACGAGTAGTGGGGGAGCCCGATGATTGAAAGTGGCAGACCTGGAAATAGTTCTCTGACCCAGGGAATGATTGATACCTCTTCTCTGATGGCACAGCAGGAGCTTCGGAAAGCAAGCCCCGATAACAATTATGGCCTTGGGATAGCGAAGGTGACTAATCTCGATTATGAGGGGTATCTGGTCACGCTCCGTGTGCTCTCCGGGGCCTCCGGTGAGTATGAGCGTGTCCCTGTCCCGTTGACGTTCCCCGGTGTGGGGAACAGGCATTTTTTTGGTGCTATGCCACAGATAGGGGATATTTGCGTTGTCGGTTGGATGACACAAAACAGTGCCTCTGCAAAAGTCCCAGAGGGCACAAAGATGCCTGTCATTTTAGCTTGGGTACCGCCAGGTATCGGTTTGGGCCGGGATTGGGTGACGTCTGCTGATACTACTAGTGACGAGTATGAGGCGAGTCCTGGGGATCGTTCTTATCGAGAAGGCTCGTATACTCGAGTCAGGCACAAGCTTCGGCATATCCAGCCGGGCAACGTTGTAGCGTCTTCCGCTCAGGGTTCTGATTTAGTCCTGGATGAAAGTGTCACGCTTGCAAATCGTCGAGGAAATGAATTCCGGCTCCGGGATCAAGATCAGGCTGCTGTTCTTCGAGCACTACAAAGTTTCCAGGCGTTAGCGGGTGCTCGTGTTTATGCAGGAATGGTACAGCGAGATGCTGCTATCCTCCCAACTACGATGGTTTCAGATGGCCGTCTGTGGGATGACGGGCTACAGGCGGCATTGGGACAGCCTCTCTCGGACCACGCTCTCCCCTTAGACCCTGATTCACCTGGGGGGCATCTGACTCCGGCTGGAAATGTTCACAAGAGTAAAGAGGAAGGGGGGCTAACTCGTAGCGTTCTTGCCAGTAGTCCTTATCTAGATCCTTATCAGTTTCTCAGGTATGGCGGATATATCAATGAGTTTGGCAATGTGACGGATAGCCTCTATCAGTCCGATGCTGTTTATGGGGGGAAACCCATTTACAGAGTTGTAAGTCAAAGCAACAAGAATGCCACCTTAGACCCGGCAGCTAAAACGCTTACCGAGTATCGGGTGGAGGTGACACACACGTCGGATGGGAAGCTCCCGGTTACAGAGCAAACGGATATGTTTGATGCAGAAAGAGTCCCGGAGAATGACCCCCGGAGTGGTTCTTCTGCAATGCCACTTACGGCACCCTACATTGAGTGGGTGCTGGGTTCTGTTGTGGGGAATGACCCTTTCTCTATCGCAGGACGTCAGAAGTATGGCTTGCCATTGGTAGCGAAGGTCTTTGAGGGGAACGTTCCCAACCCAAGATTAGAGCCTGCAAAAATTACGTTCCCTGGGAGTGGGGCTATTCCAACGCCACTCTTGGAGCAGGCCGCTACTTTGTTCCGGTTAGCACCACCGTTAGGGGATCTCCCTGAAACCTTTGTGTCCTTCAACAAACAGGGACAGCTACGGGCGTG